TACTTACCTGCCATGCTAGATGGTATAGCGGCAGATTTAAGGCAGAAATCAGACTTGGTGTATAAGTGCTCACTTCAACCTGATAATTATAAAAACAACGAGTGCAAATAGAGGAATGAAAATTAAAGGACTAGGAAGAAAAAAACCCCATTTACCCCAATATACTAAGCATAGAAAAGGTAAGGGTCAGTTTAAAAGAAAGAAAAATTATTGGGTTAATAAAAAGGAGATGAAATGAATAAAACCAAAGATGTTTATATAACATTACCTGAATTGCTAATAGGAATCACAATTTTTGTTGGATTATCTATGCTTTTTATGTATAAGTTAGACCAATATTTGAGTTTATCAGTAGTTTAAGACACAAAGCTTGACTTTTTAGTGGTTTTGTGATATAATAGTAATAAAATTTAGGGAGGATTATGTCCAATTCAAAAATTATGGATAATGATTTGACAATGCCTGACATTATCAAAGAATTTAAGACATATAAGACAGGTAAAGAAAAGGCAAAATATTTAAGAGAAATGGGTCAGTTGAGATTACCACACGCTGTTAAATGGGAAAATTTAGCACAATGTTGGGAAGGTTCTAAACCTTGGCCTAAAAAAGAAAGTGAACCAGATGAAGATATTATGAAAGATTATGTAGAAAAACCAAAACCAAAAAAAGAAAATGAAGTTTTACAAGGAATGGAAGATGACCGTTTAACGGTGCAGGAAAAGGATGCGATACTTTAAATTTATTATTATATTATTATTTCTGACAAGTTGTTCAAATGGGAAAATGTCCTCAAGTCATTTTGGTATGATTGCAGGAGGTACGACCGCTACTTGGGGTTGTCTTGAACTGTTAAATACAAATCATTATCTTACAGCGGCGTGTGCTGTTGGTGGTGCTTGGATAGGTTCAAATATATTAATGAATAAATCAGACAGACAAGTGCATAGTGCTGTATTTGTGGACCATTTAAATACTGCACCAAGTTATGGAAGTAGTTATGTCAATTGGCATAATCCTAATACAGGTAACCAAGGTAATATAAAAATTACTAGGTCATATATTAAAGCAGGTTTCAAATGTGCAGATTATACATCAACAGTTAATATACAAAGTAGCTGGCCAATGATGAGTGTTGGTGGGTTAGACCGTTCAACAGAATTTGGTATAGCGTGTCAATTACCTGATGGTAGATGGAGAATTATTGAAAGTGTATCCTAATCGTAAACAATTTATGCTATTAACTTTAATTCTTGTTATTTTATTGATATGTTATACAGCATTAGCAGAAGAAAAACCAACCTTCACAAAATCAAATTGTGTAATAGAAGTTATATATGATGAAAAAATGGAAAATGAAGTAAGTAGAAGAATGATTTGCACGGATGGTGTTGTAGGAGTTACTTATTGGCAGTTGTTTGCTAAATTTTATTATGACGGTGTTTCAGTACCAGAATATTGTCGTTATGTAAAAAGTGAAAATGCATTTAGTTTACCAGATAAGGTTTGCTTAGATGAAGATGGTACTTGGAGGTATTATGATTAAATTAATTTTAGGTATGATAATTGGTGGAATTATTGTCACTTATAATCCAGATATAGGACAAGACCTATATTTTGGTATAATAAACTTATTAAAGGAGATATTACAATGAAAAATATATATATTTTATTGATACTACTATCTGCTTTTTTTGCTACAAGTTGTTCAAAAACTGTTAAAGTTGAACACGAAGGTGAAACTAAATCAGGAATGTTGGAAGAAGTTCCTAAATGGTTTGTAGATAAAGAAGCTGGCCAAGGTTTCCTTGGTAAAAAGGACAAGTTTTACTTATATGGTATAGGTGTAGCAACAAGTCCTGATTTACAATTAGCGATGGATAAAGCAACTATGATTGCGAAAGCAGATTTAGCTGATGTTATGCATGGTGAAATGAATAAGAAAGCGGAAACTTTCATTAAAGAGATTGGACAAAGTACCAGCAAAGATGTTGTTACTGAAACTCAATCAACTATTGTTAATGTAATTAAGAACACAAAGGTTCAAGGTTATGAACAATGGAAAATTGAAATTTCAATTACACCTAATTCAGAATATAGGGTTTATCTAGGTCTTATGTTACCATTAGGTGAATTTAATAAACTTGCAGATTTGATTGAGCAGGAAGCTCAAGCAAAGATAAATAGTAGACTTAATGAAATTGAAACAAACGCTGATGAAGCATTTAAGGAATTGTCAGCAGTTCCAGTTGAGAAAGTTACAGAATTGATGTAATAATGTATAAAGTATTTACAAGGCCAGCTTGTTCATTTTGTGAGAGAGCAAAGGATCTTTTAAGCAAACTTGACATACCTTATGAAGAATATAAATTATCTGATAAAGGTGATGGTGAAAAAATGATAACTGTTGACCAGATGTTTGAAATTATAGGCAAAAAAGCAAAATCTATACCACAGATTATGGATGATGATGATTTGATAGGTGGTTATACTGATTTAAGAGAATACTTAATAAATGAAGGTAAGATTAACTTTAAGGGTGAAATTGTGAAATATCTTTAAAAAAAACTTCACCATTTGAGTGTGGAGGGTTAAAAGTGACACAAGTGATACAATACTACCTAATAGAAAAAAGACTTAATAGAACGAAGGAAAACAGACAAATATGACATATATGATACAAATAACAACATATCATTTATATTTGATAGAAAATTTAACGGAAAACAAGGGTTTTTTTTATGACCGCTAAAGTGTATGCTTTTCCGTCTGGTAAATTATTGCCTGCAGCTAAAAATAGTGATGTTCAAAATATCCAAAACAAAATTAGGATAGACCAAACTAAAAAAGCAGCTGATGCTTTATCAGATGATATAATTATTAGGTTGATAACTGAATTACAGCAAGAAGGTATGGATATAGGTAAGTTGGATACTGATAAGAGTAGTAAAACATTTTTAGATGTAGGTATTTTTTTAGAATGCTTCCGTGCTTTGATTTATAAAGAATTAAATTTAACACATCCTTTTCATAATGTTACAAATGCATTAATGTATACGGAAGAAAGTAAGGGTAAAAAATATTCTGTGATAAATTATAGAGGTAAAAAGATAGTAAATAGAGAGACCGCTACAGTTGAGGTCGAATTTGATGATGGTATATTAAATGATACTGATTGATTATTCACAGATAGCAATAAGTAATATTGCTGTACAATTAGCAATGAGTAAAGGTAAGAATGTCTTATCTATACCTATGGTACGGCATATGATATTAAATTCAATCAGAAGACTTGTCCATCAGTTTAGGCAAGAATATTCTGGTGATGTTATTTTATGCATTGATGGTCCTTATTCTTGGAGGTGTGATTTATTTGAACATTATAAAGTGAAGCGTAGAGAAGGTAGGGACGATAGCTCAACTGATTGGGAAGAAGTTTTTGGACTCATTAATACAATCAAAGAAGAAATACGAGAGAATTTTCCTTATAAAGTTGTACAATTAGATACTGTTGAAGCAGATGATATTATTGCTGTCATATGTAAAAAACAACATAGAAAAGAAAAAATTATTATAATTTCAGGTGATAAAGATTTTCAGCAATTACAGAAATATGGGAATATTGTTCAATATTCTCCTATCCAAAAAAAGTATATAGAAACAGAAAATCCACAAGAATTTACTTGGGAACATATTTTACGAGGTGATCCATCTGATAGTATTCCTAATTACCTATCTCCAGATGATACTTTTGTAAATAAAATAAAACAAAAACCTATAATGAAAAGAAAATTACAAAGTTGGATTGATATTTTAATGAAAGGTGAGGATCCAAAATCTTTTTGTAATGAATATCATTTAAGAAATTTTCAAAGAAATCAACGATTAATAGATTTTGATTATATTCCAGACAAGTTGGAAAATGATATATATAATGAATATAAGAATGCTACGGCACAAGGTCGTAGTAATATCTTGCCATATTTAATAAACAATGATTTGAAAGAACTCATTGGTAGAATAGAGGAGTTTTAACATGGTTGACAATTACGCTTTATCTTATCACGAAATATTAACAAAGGTTAATAATGCGAAAGATAAACCAAAAAAATTAGAAGTATTAAGACGATATGACACTAAAGAATTACGAAGTTTTTTAAAGGGTGCATTTGACCCAAACCTTGTGTGGTTATTACCAGAAGGTAAACCACCATATACACCAAATGATGCTCCAATAGGCACAGAGCATACTTGGTTGAAACAAGAAGTTAAAAGAATGTTCCATTTTTTGCAAGGAGGTAATACAGAATTATCTCAAAGTAAAAGGGATAATATGTTTATTCAAATGCTAGAAGGATTATCCGCTGAAGAAGCAGACTTATTAATTAAAGCTAAAGATAAAGCATTAAATAAAGAGTATAAAGGTCTTACAGGAAATTTAGTTAAGGAAGCATTTGATTGGGACGATAGCTTTATGCGAAAAAATTCCACTATTCATTAGGATAAAATATGCCAGATGAAGCAGGAAGATTTACAGCAGAACATACTGTAATGGATAAAAATTTAGAGATAAGAGAACAAACACATCTATTAGAAGTGAGAGATAAACGGATAGATGATTTATTAAAAGAAAATCAACATT